GAGAAAGCAATATTTTATATTAAAGATGAAATTAATAGACTAGAGGGAAAGTATGTCAACTGAAGAAGATCTAGTTAAACATTTAGACCAAGTAAATCAAGTTGTAGAAGAATACCTTAAAGGTAATGACCCAACTGTAATTTCTAAACAGTTGTCTATACCAAGACAAAGAGTCGTCACACTTATTAATGAGTGGAAGGTTATGGCATCTGCTAACGATGCTATCCGTGCTCGTGCTAAAGAAGCGTTGGCAGCAGCAGATACTCACTACAGCAAGTTAGTTTCTCGCACATACGAAGTTATTGATGAGGCATCAATGACAAACAACCTTAGTGCTAAAACTGCAGCAATCAAACTTGTGATGGACATTGAGTCTAAGCGCATTGACATGCTTCAAAAGGCTGGACTACTTGAAAATAAAGAACTTGCTGAAGAGATGATGGAAATCGAAAAGCGTCAAGAGATTCTTGTTCTTATCCTAAAAGACATTGCCTCAGAGTATCCACAAGTTCGTGATGAGATTATGCGTAGGCTTTCTGCATTTGCAAAAGACAATGAGGTGATTACTGTTGTCCACGATGTTCAATGAGTTCCTTGAGGCACTTCAGGACGATCATTTTGAAGAAACTCCAGTAGATGCAAGAACATTTGTAGAGGGCGAAGCCTACCTTGGACAACCCCCTTTGTCAGATATTCAGTACGATATCGTAGAGGCAATGAGCCAGATATATCGTAAAGAAGATTTGGTTAATATTATGGGGGAAGAAGAGGGAACCAAGTACTACAACAAGTACACAAAGAATGAAATTATCCTGCAACTTGGCAAGGGATCTGGAAAAGACTTCACATCAACTGTAGCATGCTCATATATCGTATACAAACTGTTATGTTTAAAAGATCCAGCAAAGTATTTTGGTAAGCCCTCTGGAGATGCTATTGACCTAATCAATGTTGCTATTAACGCACAACAAGCAAAGAATGTTTTCTTTAAAGGATTTAAATCAAAGATTGAAAGATCACCATGGTTTGCAGGAAAGTATAATGCTAAGGCAGACTCTGTTGAGTTTGATAAGTCAATCACTGTCTACTCTGGTCACTCAGAGCGTGAATCACATGAAGGTTTGAACCTTCTTCTTGCAGTTCTTGATGAGATTTCTGGTTTTGCATCTGAGGTTGGAACAGGAAATGAACAAGGAAAAACTGCTGATAACATCTACAAGGCTTTCCGTGGATCAGTAGACTCTCGCTTTCCAGATCTTGGTAAGGTGGTCTTGCTTTCTTTCCCAAGATATCCAGGAGACTTTATTTCAGAAAGATACGATGATGTTGTTGCTGAAAAAGAAGTTATAGAAAGAACACATAAGTTTACAATTAATCCACTACTTCCAGAAGATAATCCAGACAACACATTTGAAATTTCGTGGGATGAAGATCAGATAACATCATACAAGTATCCAGGAGTGTTTGCATTAAAAAGACCTACATGGGAAGTAAATCCTACACGAAAGATTGACGACTTCATGATTGCGTTTATGACTGATCTTGGAGATGCAATGATGCGATTTGCATGCGTTCCAACTTTTGCATCTGACGCATTCTTTAAGCAGGCAGACAAGGTAAGATCGTGCATGACGCTAAGAAATCCAGTGGATAACTTTAAGAGGTTTGATGAAGCATTTAAACCAGACCCAACAAAAAAATATTATGTTCATGCTGACCTTGCACAAAAGCACGATAAGTGTGCGGTAGCAATTGCACATGTAGAAAAATGGGTAAACATTCAGGTAATTAACAATTACGAACAGGTAGCACCAATTGTAGTAGTAGATGCAGTAGCGTGGTGGGAACCAAAGGTAGAGGGCCCAGTTAACTTGTCAGAAGTCAAGCAGTGGATTCAAAACCTTAGAAGACTTGGGTTTGATATTGGTATGGTTTCATTTGACCGTTGGCAGTCATTTGATATTCAAAATGAGTTAAAGCAGGTAGGAATGAGAACTGATACTGTTTCTGTTGCCAAGAAGCACTATGAAGATATGGCCATGCTTGTGTATGAGGAAAGACTTGCCATGCCAGCAATTGATTTATTATTTGATGAACTAACACAGTTAAAGATTATGAAAAATGATAGAGTTGACCACCCCCGCAAGAAGTCAAAGGACTTGGCAGATGCGGTGTGTGGAGCAATATTTGGGGCAATATCACATACCCCAAAAAATACAGACACTGAAGTAGAGGTTCATACTTTTAGGGACAGACCTAAGCCAGTTGACGAACTACCAGACAATGTGATACACTATAAACCTAGCCAAATAGAAGAGATCAAAGACTACTTGGATAGACTAAAAACACTATAAATAAGGAGAAATACCGAATGAATTCATTCAAGAAAATCGCACTAGCCGTGGTTGCAGCCATGACTCTGGGCATGGTCGCAGTAGCACCTGCAAATGCTACAGTAATGACAGTAGCAGTAACGCTAGATGGAACAGCGAATACTACTAGTGGTGTAATTTCTACACCTGCTACATTACCAGTCCCAGCAGATAACACAATCGATGCAGCAGATGCACTACGATTTGTAGCAACAGTAGCAGCAGGAACATCAGTAACTGCAAGCGCAACTAACGCAACAATCGTATCTGCACTACACACATCAGCAGCACCAGTCGGAGCATCATCAGGATCATCATCTTTGACGATTGCAACAGGTACTGGAACAACTGCAACATTTTTTGTCTACACAAAGACAACAGCAATTGGTACAGTTGTAATCAACAACGGTGGAACAACTCTTACATACTATGTACAGGGAACTGCTGGCAAGATTAACAACCTAACAGTTGCAGCACCTACATCAGGTGCAGCAGGAACAAAGCAGGATATTACAGTAACTGCAACAGATGCATTTGGTAACAGAGTATCTGGTAAGTCAATTACTGCATCTGTATTTGCTTCAACAGCAGTACTAGATACAGCAACAGCAACAACTGGTGCTACACTTACAGACTTTGGAACAGCAACCTTTAAGGCAACTCTTCCAACAACTGGATCACGAGCACTTATCACATTTGCTCCAACAACATCATCAGATGCAGTTGCAGGTCCAGTAGTAGGTTTGACTGCTCCAACACTTGCACCATTTGCAGAAATCACAGTTCGTGATCTAGCATCAGAACTTGCTGCTCAGACTGCTGCAAGAATTGCTGCTGAGAATGCTCTTGCAAATGCTGTAGCAACTGCTGGCATCACAAAGGCTGCTTCAGACAAGGCTCTTGCTGATGCAAAGGCTGCTTCAGACAAGGCTCTTGCTGATGCAAAGGTTGCACATGATGCAGTCGTTGCTAAGTTGACTGCAGATAATGCAGCAACAATCAAGTCACTTAAGGATGCTTTCAACAAGTTGGCTCGCCAATGGAATGCAAAGAATCCAAAGGCACGAGTTACTCTTGTTAAGTAATTAGTCCAACACTAAAGGGGTTGCCAATTATGGTAGCCCCTTTTTTGTGCAATAAAATGGTATAATCATCCTATCAGACATCCTGTCTGCAAGGGGGAAGGCAAATAAAACGACTAATACGCATAGTAACAGCAACAGTTCTTGCCTTTGGATGGCTGTTTATATCCCCTACAGAGGCTCATTCTGATGATCCTTTAACTGTTGCAGCCAAGCAGATTGAAAACCTCAATAGCGCAGTAGAGAAACTAGACTATAAAGATGGTCTAATAAATATGATTGACATAGCAGAGAACAAGTTTATGTATGCTAAAAATCTGCGGGATGTCAGAGATGCTGCTCAAGAAGACTATGAGGATGCAGTAGAGGCAGAAGACTTAGCCCTAGATGCAGTAGAACTTGCCCAGTCAAATGTAGATGGACAGACAGTAACAGTAGAACTTTCTTTTAATTATAAAGAGGATGCCCTACAAGACAAGAACGATGCACAAGATGCTCTCAACATAGCCAATATTAATCTTCAAACAGCGCAATCAAATATGCAATCTGCTGGTGGACAAGGTTTGGCATATACCGTTTATCATTTATATAGAGCATTCCCTGGCATAGCAACTCCAAGTGGAGTTATCTGTTCTGGTACCTGGAACTCAAACTCTATGCAACTTCCAGTTTGTGGAAATAGATATGAAAACTTTATAGTTAAATTTACTGGACAGATCAAAGTTCCAGATCATTGGACATCAACATATTTTGCAGGATATACAGATGATGGGTTTAGAATGTACATCGACGGACAACTTGCAGTAAATAACTGGGTAGAGCAAGGTGCAAGATGGAGTGAATATTCACCAGTATACAATGTAACTGAGGACAAAACATTTAATGTAGAAATTTGGTGGTACAACGGTGGAGGACCAGGATCATATCATCTTGGTTGGGCAATCCCTGGAGGATGGACTGGGGCAGGATGTGATTACACTGGTGGATGGGGTGTAGGATTTAGTTGTAACCTTGGAACATTTTCTTCTGGATCTGGACCAACACAGGCACAAACAGATGCCTATAACCAAGCAGTTGAAACAAGAAATGCAGCACAGCAAGACTATAACAATGCTTTGTCAGAATATAATGACAAATTAAATGTTTATAACCAAGAGGTTGCAACACTAAACTCACTAAATCAAACATTAACTAATAAAGAATCTGAATATGACAACGCAGTAAATGATACAGCAGATGCTTTGTCTGAAAAGAATAATGCTATAAATGATTTTAATAATGCTATTAATGATGTCAACAGCGCAATTGACGACGCATGGCGTTACTATGACGAGCAATTACAACGAGAGATTCAAAGAGCAATTGCACAGGCTGCAGCAGCAGCAAATCAACCTAAACCAGAGCCATCTCCAAAGCCAACTATTGAACCAGAAAAACCAAAGCCTTCCCCACCACCAACAGAAAAGCCTGAACCTAAGCCAAGCAATGCCACTGGAACAGAAAAACCAGGACCAAAGCCAACACAGCCAGGGCCAAAACCAGAACCAACCAAGCCAGAGGAACCTAAGCCTGAGCCTACAAAGCCAGAGGAGCCTAGGCCAACTCCTACCGAAGAGCCTAAACCAAAGCCAGAACCTAAACCAGAGCCCCCTGTTGAGCCTTCTCCAGAGCCTAAGCCACTTCCAAGACCAGATTTTAAACCAGCAGAAAATATTGATCCAGTTATTAAGGATGCGGAGTTGGCAGCACTTATACCAGAAAAGGGTAGCGGAACAGCAGAAGACTTGTCTGGGGTTATTGCAAACCTTACAAGCAAGGACAATAAATTAGTTAAACTTTCTCCAGAGCAGACAGCAGCAGTAAGCCAGACTCTAAAGTCTTTGACTCAAGAAGCAAAGCAAGAACTTGCGTTAGGCCTTGGTATCTCAGCAAGTGAAGTCGCAAAGGTGGCGGAGGCAATGAAGTCAGATCCTGCAGTAGCATCAGCATTTGTTGAGTTTGCAGAAAGAGCAGGGGATGCAGGAGAAGCACCAATGCCATTTACACTGGCAGATGCAGTAACAGAAGTACAAACAGAAGCATTTCTTGAAGATCCACTTGGGGCAGTATTTAATGTGGATGTTACAGAACTCCTATCCAATTTCTCTGAGTTGGGTATGGATATGACAGACGATCAGAGAGAGAAGGCCCAAGAAGTAATTGTTCCAGTAATCATTGTTTCACAGATTGCTAGTGCAGTGATTGGGATGAGGAGGTAATATGAAAATAATCAAAAAGGTTGTGAAGGGATTCTTCACATGGCTAAAAG